TGCGGGTCTGCTCCCGGAAGTATTCAGTTCGTTCTTCTACCGTTTCTTCTGGGATCCGGGCTAACATTAAGCCACCGACCCCAATAACACCTGCGTGTGTTCCATCCTCAATAGTCGGGTAACGACCCGCTAACTCAGGATATTCATCCGCACGAACAGGTTCCCATCCTTCACGAAGCCTGGAAGACACATTCATCGAGTCATCTTCCCCCCGAATGGAGGTACGAATCCAACGATGCGCGTATCCTGTTGGTGGCTCTGGAGCCTCCAGCTTAGAAGGTGGTGTCCACGGCCTACGCCTTGTGGACTTTGCACGAGTTTGTGAGTCCCGTGAAACTCTTTTTGTTGAATCAGCCATCTGTTTTACTCCTTTACATACTTAGCGTATTCTTCGAGCGGAACATTCAACCGCTTTGCTATCGCTATCTGCGATGGAGTCAGCTTGACTGTTCTGCGCCCCTTTGTTGACTTTGACCGTGAGGCCGTGGACTCAGCAGAAGCGACTCTGGGTCCTGTATCGCTTTTGGCAGGAGCCGCAAACTTGTGCGGAAACTCTTTCCTCATGCGATTGTCAAGTTCATTATAGTACTCATTGGACTGTGGGTCAAATCCCTCATCCTCAATTAATTGCCTATGAAGACCAAAAGCAGCGTAAGTCATGGTTTGATCGCTACCAAACCATTCATTTTTTTGTGCCCACTGCTCCGCTTTCGGGTCTGGCGGGACAGGCTGTTGTTGCTGCGGTTGTTGTACAGGTTCTTGTACAGCTTGCTCGGCGCGGCTTTCCTGTCTGCGCTTCGCCTGTTCAAGCTGCGCTTGGTCTAAAGCTAACTTACTTAGATTTTTTTGTGCGTCAAACATAGCTTCAGCATCGCCATCATCATAAGCTTTTTGATAAGCCTGTTTGGCGGCTTCAATTTGAGAATCAACTCGTGTGCCAAACTCTGATGTGTAGGACTGATCTAGTGCGTCAAGACGCTGTTTAAGCTCATCGTTCTGCTTCTTCACGGCTTCAGCAAACTCAACCGCTGCTAGCCGCTGTGCTTCTTCATCACGATACTTCTTCGTTAACTTACTAATTCGCTGTTGAACATTCTTAGAATACTCCTGAAGCTCATCTTCATTAGCCGCTTGAGGCTGTTCTTCAGCTTCAGAGGTTTCTTCACTAACAGTAACTTCTGACTGTTCCTGTTCCTGTTCTTCAGCCTCTTCTAAAACAATTTCTTTTTCTTCAGCTTCCTGCTGTAATGCGTCGGTGGACATTATGCCGCTCCATACGTTTTAATATCGTCGGGGTCAACGATGGTTGCAATGACTTCGTCATCATTAATAATTCTCACTTCGCCGCCTTCGATTTGAAATCTAGAGCCAGCGTAGCGTCCGATACACACCCAATCACCCTCTTTGCACCACGCTTCACCACCAAACTTATCTGAGTCTTGATACGCCAATGGACCTACCTTAACCACATAAGCTACGACAGTTGCACGAGATTCGCGCTCTCTTGCTTGATCAGGAACGTAAACCCCACTTTCAGTTTTCTCACGCCCCATATAAGGCATGACAAGCAATCGCCATCCTGTAGGCTGTGGAATTCTTTCTGTAAGGGACTTTTGTTTTGCGGCCTTCTCGGCCTTTGTTTTCGCTTCGCGTTGCGCGAGAACATATTCAGGTACTATCAACGTCATTGATATATTTTGCCTTTGTCAGCAGGGTCTTCATTTCATCAAGAGCAAAGGTGACACCCTGTATTTCACCGACTCTTGCGCGGTAGTCTTCAATATCTGTGATACTACCACTGGTTACAGAAACACTAATGTCTTCTATACGATTGTTCAAGACTTTTTGATACTTTGTTATAAAATCTACGATATCCACATCTATTCCCGTTCATTTAACTTTCTTTTACCGTCTTGCCACCACTTAATTCTTTCTTTGATGGCCTCCTCCTCACAGTAACCACACAAATGTATTAGCCTGTCGTAACTATCATACGAGCAGTTTTCACATTTATTATTCGTGTTCTCCACCAGTTCCTCTGCCCAAGCCACCAAAATATTGAGGTCTGCGTTTTGCTGTTTCAAATGTACCTAATGTTATAAAGATTCCTGCTATTAAGAGAGCATGAATACTAGCCGAAACACCAAACGCAACTATACTTCCTAAATACATAGAAAAAATTATGCACCACATCCACGCAAGAACTTGCATGATCATATGCCGCGTATTTGTGTCAGGAATGTAACGTAACGGATTCTTTTCAGAATCCATCACCAGTGCCCAAGTTTGTTTTATCATCTATGCCGCTTCCGTTATAGGACCGCCAGACACCCATGCATTACAAACGCGCATTGATGCACACTTAAACTTTATAAACTGACAGTAACCAATGTCTCCGGCATCCACGGACGCATAAGGATCTGCTCCGTCTTCAAAACCAATGCCTTTAGCAATGCAGTCTTTTATTCGTGAAGTGACATTGAACGCAGCACAGTTGCCGCATCTGCTATCTTTTGCCGCTTCAATATCAGTGTTGAAGGTGTCCGCTATCTTTTGCCAGAATGAATCGTTTTTGCCGCTGTCATCTAAGTTTGGGTTTAACGGTCCGTAACCATACTCATCAATAGCCTTTTGTCTGTTTTCAAGATTTAAGTCTAAGTCCTGTGTAGCCGCAGGACAAGAGCCTTCCATCTTGTCCACAGGTATACCGTCTTGTATTTCTTTTCCAAGATCCAACCCGTCAGGTATTATTTTTATTTCTATTCTCATTGCGCGCCTACTCCCTTCAAAAAGGCGGGTCCCTGTTGAAAATTACCGCTTCCTGTGACTCTTCGGCTAGTTGTACCTTGATCGGCTAGTGCATCTTGTATAGAACCCAACAAACTGTCAATATCAACGCCGCTAGACAGTCCAAGCTCTTTTGATAAATCATAGGAAAGACCAAATGCAGTGCCGGGAACGCTTAACTGTACTTTTCCTGTTCTTGAGTCAAATGTTCCAGTGCGACCCTTATCAAGCTGCTCTTGAATGTCCTGCACCTTATAACCTCCGCCTGCTTGTTCCATTCCCGCTAGTACACCAGGGTCACTCAAATCATATACTTTTGCTGTAGCTGTTGGGTTACCTAATCCTGATGGAGCAGACGGTGCGGCAGAAGCTCTGTCTATACCACTCAGCATCGCTGCCATCATGCGATCTTGTGTGCTAGGCTTAATTGCACTCAGGTTCATTGTTTGAACTTCTTGAGCCGGGGTGGGAACTTGCTGCGACATGTTCTGACTCATAGCGTCACGCTGACGTGGGTTTAAGCTAGGAACCGACCCCGCTGGACGAGACACAGAATCAACCATCGAATCAGCTTGCGCGTCAGGAAACAAACTTCTTATCCCGGATCTTGCTTGGTCTAACAGTTCAGAGGCAGTGGTTTTTAACTGCCCCGCCGCTCTACCCACGGTGCCGGGTTCTGGCTGAATAGCTCCACCAAAACCACCCAATAGACTTTCTAGTAAACCGCCCTGATCTTGCTCGTATCCTTCAGGAAGCATTCCTTCAGGGGCGTATACTGTACGTCCCGCTCTTTCTAACATACCTGCACCAGGAACTATTGATCCAAGAGCAAGACCTGCAATGCCTTCACCAAGTGTCTGTTCTCTGGTTCCACCAACACGAGGACCAGCCGTTGTCATCTCACCTTCTGCGCCACCAAACAGTTTACCAAACCCACCTCTTACCGCCATCTGTGGGTTGTTAAAGCGTTGTTCTGCCATACCCCCTAATTGATTCAGAGTATTTTGAGGTATTATGTTTTGATAACTTACATTATCTGCACCAAATATTTTTGAAAAGAAACTGTTCGGATAGGGGTTTCTTACATTACCTTGTTGGTCACGCACAACACCAGAGGTGCGGTTTTGACCACCACCGTCATCGCTGCTACCAGAACTAGAAATGCTTTCTCCAGCTACCGTAGAACGACCCGAAGTAATATCGGAAATACTTGCTCCGGCACCACCAAAAGCATCTAACCCGCTAGAGGTGTTGCCTTCTGAAAAACTTCCTGGACCGTCTTGTCTAGCCATTATCTTAACTTCGCCGCCCTAGGGTTACCCATGTAGGCTTTGCCCATACCACGAACCATTTCATCTTCGTGGGTGTTATATGTGCCCATCGCGGCTTTAACAACTTTCTCATCGTCGCCACGACGCTTTAGTTTAGCTTCCCGTCTCGGAGCGTTGCGCATGTATTTTTCTAACATTTCTTCGTTCTTTAAAGCCTTCTCAAAGGCTTCGCGGTCAAAAGGCACCATTTCATTTAAGTCGCCGAGTTTAGGACGAGGCGTTGGACCAGTCACTGATTTTCCGTCTTTAGCTTTTAAAACCATATTTGTGTCCTCATCTGCAATGCGGTCAGCTTCATTTTGTTCACGCTTCATTTTGTTGAGCCGCTCTTCCATTCGAGCACGAGACTTGTCTAGCACACTACTTCCAGAATCTTGTGTGTTTCTACCCATTTCAATCAGTCTCTTCGCTTCGTTATATGAAATGCCAAGGTCATCAGCAAATTGTTTAATACGCGCCATGTTTCTATCCTACACTATTTTTAGTTAGTCAACCAGTCTTACAATATACTCTTTGCCGTCGATCCCGACACCCACTTCAACCTCGCGCTTCTCACAAGAGTAACGAGTTTCTTTTCTATCCTTCCACCCATTGCGTTCTATTTGACGCTTCATTTTTAAACAGGCAGGCATACTCATAGGCCCGGTGTGCTCTATAATACCACCGCTTAGATACAGTAACAATGTCATTGTTTTAGTGATCACCGTTTCGCAACTTCTCTAAATTTTCTTCTAGGTTAGTTATACGCTTCTCGTAAAACTCTAAAGTTAGTTTTTGCTGTTGGTCGTATGGTGCTTTGCCACCCTCAATTTCGTTTTGCAGCTTTTCTAGCTCAGTAGCAATGTGCTCTATCAGCATGAATTGCTCACTGTCTGCTGGCAAGCTACCCATTTCACCACGGGGCCACTTAATACGAAATTCTGTGTTCTGACCCAAGTCTGCCTGCATCATGGTCTGGTTTGTTTCTAGTGTGTTCAGCCTTTCAATCAAACCAAAGTAAGCCCACGTTGCTAAAGAAGCGGCAGCAACCATAGATATGATGTTGCGAAGCGGCAGAGCCACCTCTGTGTTATCGCTTAACTTTGGCATTTAACTCTTCTCGTGGTTAAGCCAAACCGCAAATGCACCTGTCATGGCCCCCGTGACTACACTCACCAGTGCGGCCTGCTCCGCTGTCGGACTTGACAGCGTCATAAACCACTCCACTACCCGCCAAGCCGATATTGACATCATAATCATCATCAAGCGGGGAAGTATCTTCCACTTGAGAAATCTTTCCATCGTCAATTCTGCCATTTTCTTTTTCCTTGATCAGCACTACTTTTTCCTAAATTTATCCATTCCTTTAATACCTAACGCGGCACTACACACTAGAAAAACTAGGTATTGATACCAGTCTGGCAACTCGTTCAAACGGTCAAAGCCATTCTTTACAACCTCTTCCATGCCGGGGATGAAAACTAAAATTACGGGAATCAAAACAACCACCGTGACTATTTCATCTTTGATGGACGATTTTGTAGACTCAGCCATAATTAACTCCCACTTACTGTCGTGGGTAGCTGCGGTCTTCATTATCTCCGCTTTTGCTTCCGCCTCAGTTTGCGCAAGAGTTGCCTTCGCTTTTTGCTTGGAAACTTGCCCCTCAACAAACGATCCAGCCAGTGAAGCAATGGGTCCAATAAGAGCCTGAAACATATCATTGTCCTCTCTTCAAATCAGCCTGCGTGTCAATGCGATACACATTAACTAGGTTACGGTCTTCTGCAACTTGTTTCTGTAGGTTCTGACGCTGTTGCGCCAACTCATAAGACTGCATCAACTTAGCCTGATCAATCTGGAAGTCCATCGCGTCGTTCATCGCCTTACGCTGAATCTCTTGTGTATCGTTCTGCAACTCCTGCTGACGAATGGCGACTAGCGGATCAGGTTGCTGTGGTGGTGTCAGAAGAGGTGCCAACTGTTCTGTTGTATCAGCAATCTGTTGTGCAACCGCAGCCTCTAATGCATCAGGGTTAATTTGAGGCATAGGTTCGCCAGACTGCTCTGATGCCTTCATAAACATTTCCTGTACCAAGTCACGAGCATGCATAGCTACATGCTGTTGAACATGAGACTGTAACATCATAAAGGCTTGTGGATTAGCTGCGGTGGATGGTTGCTGCAACATAGCCGCATGCACTCGAATATGCGCAATGTGGTCCTGTTGCGAAAACGCTTGAACCATTCTACCACCCAACACACTTGCGTTTTCCATGCCGGGGTCCATCGGTGCTGGCGGCTGTGGCGGCGGCAAAATATTATCAATGTTCTTGATATCCAGTGCATCATACATACGCCGATAGGCTTCATACATATTGTGCATCTGCGGTGCAGCCTGCGCCAACTGAAGCTGTGTCTGTGCCAGCGACAGTCTCTGCGCCATAGAAAAGATCGACGGGTCGGATACTGGGAGAACATCTACCCGCCCGTCGAAATCCTGCGCCATAATCTCAGGTGGAATATTTGGTCCTATCATGTAAGGATATGGCACGGGATTCAGAGAAAAGATTTCAGCAAGCAGTCGAAACTCACTCTTCTGAGCATAATGTAGCCGCTTGTGAATACTGCTGATTATTTTTGAGCCTTGCTCGATAAGAGCCACTGTTGTGCCGACTGGAGCATTTGAATTAACGTCAGCGACCTTTGAGTCTGCCACTTGTGCAAATCTTCTACCAGAGTCAACAACAACTCCCAAAAGTTGGGCAAGCGTCCCAGATGGTTCTTTGTAAGGCAAAGGAATAATGGCGTTACGAATATCCCCACCAGGAGCGTCAAGATCGCGGAACTCACCAGGATTAACAGGCTCATCGTCATTGCGAATGCGAACACCACGAGCCTTAAAACCGCCCGGTAAATTGGACAAAGTTCCAGCATCAATAAGCTGGCGTAATATTGAAGTTGCTGCACGAGACAGCCCTCCTATCATATGAAGTAGGCCAAAACCATAGAAGCCAAAACCAGGAAGAAACTTGTAATGAACAAAGTACTGACGTTTACGCCGAAGCATGTCCGCCTCGCGCCAGTTGCGAACAACTGACAAAATCTGCCCAGAGCCTTCGTCCATTGTGACGATGTAAGGCAACTTGATACCTGTCGCCTCACCCATCTCATCCATATCCTCAAATCCCTCAAGGTCCAAGTCCACATGGATTTCATGGATTGTATACATCTCATCAGAGTAACCCGGACGGAGACCCTGAATATCGTCAGACTTACCCCGTATTGTTGAATCAGCCTCTTCATCTTCAGTAGTTGAGAGTGATACGTCACGATAAATACCTCCTACTTGTAGCTTTCGGATGTCGTTCTCGCTCATGCGAACCACATGTGTGTACCGCTCGGCAGTCTGCAAGTCTGTCGCGCTGTACGGCACAATCAAGTCTTCCGCAGGTACAAACTTCGCCACAGCCCTCTGCCTCATTGGGTCGAAGTATACCTTCTTGAACGTCGAACCTGTAATCGGTAAATAAAACAGCATCTGGTCCGTATCCAGATCATACTCCTCCATTACCTCTGTAACTTGATAATTCATAAAGTCCTTGACCCGCTGGGCCTGGTCTTCAACTTCCTTGGACTGCTGACCAATAATCTGGGTCTTAACAGGACCACCCGGCGGCAGCATTTCCTTGTACGCCTGTGCTTGAAACTGGGTTACAGCCTCAGACAATAACGGATGCGTTACACCAGAAGCACCCATAAACGGCTCGTTCCGCTCTTCATAGTTGATGCCCAGCAATGTTAAACCCTTGGCTATAGCCTCTTCCCAATCCTCACGAGAAGATTTGTCTTCATCTACCTTACCACCAAGGTCCGAGGACAAAGATCCAAGGATCGAGTCGTCTAGTACTTCAGCCAAGTTCGCATTGTGGTTGTAAACTTCTGCCTCAACCTCAACCATCTCTTCATCACCAGCAAGCATGATGCCCTCTGGTAAATCATCGATTAACGGAAGTTGGACCTCGGTCATTTGTTCTTCTGCTGTCATGCCTGGACCGCCGGGACCCATAGCCATTTCTACTGCTGTTGGTGGTAGTGCCATTATTTGCTTCCCTTAGTACCTTTTTTTGTACCTTTTTTGGTGCCGCTGCCAATCTTCACAGTGGCAGGCTTTGGCTTCATGTAAATGCCCTTGGTGTACTCGTTCAGTAAATGACCACCAAGGTCGTACTTAAATGGATCGCTAGACATCAGTAATACTCCCGCTTTCTTGGAATGTAATCGTCTTCAAACTCTTCGCCATCAAGCCTGACAAACCCACCTTGGCGAAAACGCATCAATGCCATTGTCATACTATCACAAAAGTCATCATGGTCGCCATTAGGAAATGATGCAACCTCTTCTATAACTTCGTCAGCAAATTTTTCTCCAACAGGATACCATACTTTTCCCGATTCAAAAATAGGAGATACTATATGCATACGCGCTGTCTTGTCTAATCCTCCCCCACCCTTCCGGCGACCGGGGGCAAAGGTTGCAACCGGGAGGTTCAGTAACCGCATTTCATCAGCCAATGGTTGACCAGACGCTTTCGCCTCAATCAACATCAACTCTGGGTCCCAATACTCAAACTCTTCTCGCGCTATGGTTTTAAGCTCCGGAAAATTCCACCGACCCTTCTTTGCATCCAGCAAAATTAAATGCTCTTCTGAATTCTTGTACGGACGAAACACACCCCATGTTGTAATCGCAGAGTAGTCAGCAGTCTCTTTCTTTGAATACGCGGTGTCATACGACTGTATTATGTAGTCTAAATCAGGAATATCCTCTTCTTC